ACACCCTCTCGAGCTTTCAGATCACCCTTCTTTCCGTGCCACTCGCCTCCTAGGCAACTTACTTGAACATACCTGTCTCCGAAATTAAGAAGGACGACGCCGACAGAAAACATCAACTCTTCGCCATATCTTTCTTGGCGCCACTTGATCTTTTCCACCATCATCTGGATATCGAAGCCATCAATGACTTTGATTACTTCAACCGTCACTTCAACCCCTTAGGCTTCTCTTTCTTCATGCCGATGATATTGTTGAAGTTGTAGATCTTGCCGTCAGTTCCCACAAGCAGCATGATCCAGCCGTTGACGTCCCGAGTGAATCCCTCGACATCGATCTTCCGGACGCGGCCGTTCGTGAACTCGACGAACTGAGGACCCAGGAAAGTTTGCACATCAGAAGTGTCAATGGTCATCATTATCTCCCTTCAGAGCATAATCTTCATCGTGACCCGACTCGTGGTACCCTTGCATATACGACTTGATAAGATTTCCCTTTGACCAGTTGGAAACATCGGCAAGTTCTTCAGCCGCTCTGGCAAGAGGCTCCCTGATTTTCGTATAGAAAGCGATACATGTCCGACAGACCAGTTGGTCAGGCATGATGCATCTTCACGCGGTAGAACCAGTCGACCTCACACTGCCAACCCTCCTGGGCGAACAGTATCTGTCCCTCGTCGTAAAGACCAACCATCCCACCAGCACCATCAAAGATGATGTGGTTGAAAAGCCAGTCCCGGATTTCTCCGGTGGTCATATCCTTGTCGTAGGGATCAAATGACCGGCGAATGACGAGAGAACCGATTGGGGCAGGAAGTCGATTCCAGAGCACCTCTCCGTTCCTTGGGTATCGTTCAACAGGCCGAATCAGATGCTTGTGACGAAGCTTCTTCTGCTCACCAGCGCCGAAGATGTCCTGCGCGATCTCCATTCCCCACCGAATCTGGTTCATCGAGCCCATCGGCTTGGTACGAATAAGGACCCGATCGTGGACCATTCCCCAATATTGCATAATTTTACGGATCATGATTAACCAACCTTTTCGATTATCTGCGCGGGAGTGACTATGTCTCTAATAATCTGCGTCGTCCATTCCATCTTACAAGGACCCGAATTCTGGGCCATCTGGGTTTTGAGATCGTGAAGCGGCGCCGCCTCGGACCATTCGATCACGTAACGACGCCCTTCGCGACCTACGACAGTAGCTATCCAGTATGACCAGAACGCATCGAAACCTATGCCTTGTGTGGTTAAGGTAGCAACACGTTTATTATAACGACGCACTTTATATTGCGAACCGATTTGAATCTCTGAGGATCTCATCGCTCCTCTCTCGATTACGAAACGAATTCGTCGATCGGAACATATCGCTCAATAGCGGCGATAGCCTCGTTCTTCAAATTCTCGAAGTAGTCCATATCCGTGAAGAGGTCACCGTTGGGATCTCGATTCAACGCAAGGTCCCTGTCGAGCCAGCAATATCCACTGGTCCCCGTGACGTGGTACTTCTTACCATCATCACTTATTCTCCAAAGAGTCCCGCCATCATAATTGACTGGCATGAAACTCCCGGTTCGACCCACATGTCGCATCTCGGACACGTTCCCATTACCGGACATATCGAGGTAGATACGACCCTTGACCACATTCTTGGTTTCACAGAGATCGTTAAACTCAACGGGCTCATGCGAGAACAGTTCCTTAAAAACGTACGGGTGTTGGAATTGCGCTCCAACAGCTGTCCACTTGCCATCGCTACGAGCAACATATACCGCATCGTTGATAAGGCAGAGCTTCTCGTACGTAACTTCGTGTTCGAACTCGTACCCATACTTCCTCCCGAACTCGATTACAAAATCGATAATTTCCTGAGTAGCGTTAGGAATCTTGATCGAGTCTGTCTTGATGTGAATGACTTGTTCGCACTGATCCTGAACAGCGTTCTTCAGATCGATCATGAACAACGCGCCACGCTTGGCGACGATGTTGTCTATGTTTCGTGGATCTTTGAAACTGTTGTTGAACTTCGCACTCGTCAATCCGTAGACCGAGTTGACAACGATCTTGAGCGCATAAGCCAGATCAGCAGCATCATCCTCAGAGTCACCAATAAATCCGCTGAGCTTACCGTCCAGCATAGATCTGGCAGCTTCGTATTCCTTACGCTTGATTGCCAGGCGTGCTCGTACGAGATCATTGAACCTGGAAGTATAGGGTCCAAAGAGGTTGAGCTCACGGATCGATGTTGGATGCATAGACGCCACGTCCAAAACCGCAACGTTGGTATAGTATCCAGGTTCGGAGTAAACATATCCACCTTCACCGGGGTCATCGTCATGGTAATGACTCTTGACGCCGTCAAATACATACCCAGGAAACTCAACACTAAGATCAGTGTATCTAAACTTTGATTGGGGCTTGCTATCGTCGCCAAAGATGATGCTAGCAGTATGCTGCTGAGTCGTATGATTAACCGACAAACCAGAGAGAGATGCAAGTATCTCTCGAGCAACGAAATCTTGTTTACGCGCATTGAAAACAGCCTCCGTTGAGATAACGTCATTAACGCAATAGTCAACTACTTTGGGCCATAGACTTTCGTCCACCGGCCGATCCCAAGGAAGATCCAATTCGACATGGAAGATGCCCAGTTCGATCTGGAACTTCTTGAGACCCTGCTTCTTTGAACTGAAGTCATAGATGTCTGCGTAAGACAGACCGTACGCTTCACCAAACATCGCGGTGAAGTTGTCCTTGTCGATGAGCTTCTGACTAAGCGCGAACAGCTGCTCATTTGAATGCCCAAGATACGCCGCGTACAGAATATGATTGTCGTATCGACGGTTGTTGAATCCGACCAGCTTCTGCTCAAGAAGAGGCTCGACGTCCGCTGAGGTAGGATTGATCATCCTGACCACAACGCTATCGTTCTCCTTCTTCCAGCAGACTACAAACAAGTTCGGGTATACTTCAATGTCGAAGAAGACAATTGGTCCGGAGTCATCGTCGGCTTCCGGCATTGATGACTCGCTGGCAAATTTGCAATCCTGTACAACACGGATGCTAGCAACGGATTGGTTAGTGCTTCGCGCTGCAAATGATAGTACAATTGGGCGCAAGTCACTAACGTCATAATGAAGTCCTGAATCGTACGCCTCCTCCAAGATATGATGGATGAAATCGATCGACGACTTTGTGCCGGGATGAATTTCCTTCCGAAGATTACGATCGATGAGGGCGCGTAGACCCTTCTCGGTTTTAATACTTTGAGTGTCCAGCACAGGCTTCTCTTTCCTGGGGAGTCCTCCGCTTATAGTAGAGATATCCAGATTGTTGCACCTAGTAAGCTGACGACGAAGAGCAGAATCACCCAGAAGGGTCTTGATCTCGATGCCAACATCCAGAACGCTTGATAGATCGTGTACATCACCAGTAAATATATAATGAAGATGCAGGCCCCGGCCACTTTTGCTAACCTCCGCGTAGGTGGGGGGTAGTTTGGAAGCGGCAGCAATGTTTCGCTCCAGGTCTTTTTCGCCATCTTCATCGACCAAGTCGAAGTCTATGACGATGTATTCCTCGGGGACCTTGACGTAGTGCAGGCGTTTGGTATCCAGCTCTCCGAGTCTCGTCGATACTTTAGCCCACTTCTTTCCAGGCGCTCCGCCCGGCCTGGCGTACTGCGCCAATTGGCCTGGGTAGGCGATATCGAACGCTGAGTCGTATTCGCCCAATTCGACAACATACGACAAATCTGGAACAAATGGTGGCGGGCCTTCTCCAGGAAGACCCTTGAAGCCGAGATAAACGCTTCGCATTTCTTTATCATCGATGAAGCAACGATCTTTAAATTCTCCGAAATAACTGTGCAGTTCATCTCGAACTTCGTGGTATTGAAGTCGTTTGACAATGTTCATCTCCTCACAATATTCTTTGTACATCTGCCAAATTTGCTTTAGCCGAATGCCATCAGCAGCCTTGAAGATGTCAAAGTTGGCTTCGATGAAGTTGTAGAAGCTGTCCGTCAGCATCATCATCTTCGTTGGGACATAGTTCTCGTAGTAGAACTTGCCCATTTCGTTGTAACGATTGAGGCATTTCAGAGCAATCGCGCCGAGCTCGTACTTAATGTTCTCGACAAGCACATGATATCTCGCAGGAGAAACCTTAACGCCAGTCGGATGAACATCGATCAACCTTCGCATTATGCCCGACTTCGCGTCCGTGATCTTGACTGGCTTGTTGGTGCCAATCATCAAGAACGAGTTGGGCCGAATCGTGAAAGGCGATCGATACTTCGCATTGACGAGCATGGTATCGTGCCCGACAATGGAGTTCAAACGCGTGTTAGTTTCAATCCGATATAGATCGCTATCATGTTCGATAGCAACCAACGGATTGTGCTCGAATGGCTCCATCGCAAAAGTGCCATTATTGCTAGTGAGAGCCTTAGCCTCAAAAGTTGCAACGTATCCTTCGAAGAGTCGTTCAATAATCGCGATGATAGTAGATTTACCAGACCCCGGGGGTCCGTAGAAGACCAGAAACTTCTGGATCCATTTCGAAGCTCCTGAAACAACCGCTCCGATTGCCCATTCGATTTTGTCGCGTTCAGCTGGAGAATATAGAACGTTGACAAGCTCGTCCCAAGCATCAGTCTTACCTTCTTCCAAAGAATATGGGAGGCGCTTGCTGACGTAGTCCTTCTTGGACACCTCCGTATTAGCAAAGGTTAGAGTCTCGTCCAGCTGACGAAAGTGCGACGCGTCGGGAAGGTTACGAACATAACGATTGAAGCTCTCCCAAGCGCCGGTACCGAAGTTCCTTGTGAGAAGAGGTTCAATGACAACGCCCCTCTTCTCCGCTTCCTCGACATATGCCAGCAAGTCGGCGTCCACAACCCGCTGAATATCGTACTCGTTTGTAGACCAGGTGCCACGTTCTTCATCCCAGACCGCGTAGAATCCTCCACCGCGGACCATGAGGTCCTCGTAGTAATCGACAATCCAGTCTGGGTAAGCCTGCTGAAAGCCTTTGGCTTCTTTAGTTCTAATTGTATAGAAGTCCATGGCCTCCCCTTTAAGGCAATCGATTTTGATCCACAAGATAGTCGCAGAACTGCTGCCAAATCTCTTGCTCTGATTGATCGCGCTGTGGATCCCTCAAGGGGAACAGTCCACCATCACCATCTGGTCCGTAAGTCCTCCAGAGTAACATTTCGATTACGTCTTGAATTTCGTTTGGCTCGATACCTGACGCGTCATTAGCTTCCGCCAAATTCAGATTCTTAAGGAATTCCCAGAACCATTCTTTGGCGCTGGTTCTTGAATTCTTATCGGCTCTCCTGGAAAAACCAATGAGCATCTCAAAGACGGAGCAAGGGATCTGCGTACGCCACTCCTCATCGTCAGGAATATTTCCCATGATGAAGAATTCTCTACGCAGTTCCTTTCCGTCTTCGGCCCTATTATCATCTCCAGACAAAAGCCATACAAATTCTAGGTTGTGAAGCGTCTTGAATAGTGTATCGAAAGATAATGACGGCGTCGGGCGTCGAACTTGTAGGACTTTCGAACAGAGCCAATTGAAATATAGGTTTTCAAGAGGCTCGGACATGACTAATCCGTGTCCCTGAACCTACGGACAGAATGCTTCAGATCGTTTTCCTCGGCCTCTTCCTCAGCTTCGATACCCAGAACCTCGGTCTGATAGCTTCCCGGATTGCGAGTGATCTCGTATTCAGCCTTCAGGGACTCGTTCCGGATGTAAACGATGTCTGAGTCTCCGGAACCTCGTCCAAACTCGAGACGACCAAGGATCTTGTCTGCGTTGTAGACCGGGACTTGATGGTCGTCACAAGTGATGCCATCACCGGCAAAGAATTCCAAAGAGTCCTGAGCATAACCAGTCGTCCCGGCAAAGAACTCTTCCCGATGAATAACGTACGGAGCATCCGGACCACGATCAGCCTCCTCTGCTTCTTGATCCCACTCGTCCTCAACCGTCTCCATTTCTGGCTCAGGATCAGGTTCCGGATGAGGGAAATCAATAACCTTTGCGCTTGTGACGGCCTCAACAACCGTCTGCTCTAGGTTCTCTCGAGACGCCATGGCAAAGTCCATGGCCAGCTGGTTGTGTTCACGATCTTCCTCTTCCCAGTCAACGTCGACTGTCTCTTCGACCTGGTAAGGAAGACCATTCAGCCGCTTATGGCAAACGAAATAACCAACGCCAACACCAGCTGAGAAAGCGAGAACCCCGACCGCAGCCGGGACCCTCAACTCCTCTCGAATATAAAACTGCATGATAATCTCCTAGATCTTGTCGTAGATGACTCCATCAACATTGAAATCTAGGAGGATGTTCCTCTCAAATCCGTTGATGAATCGAGCATTGATCACGTCGTACATGCCGAAATCGATGTAGTTATCGCCCTTGTCTCCGATAACCCAACCGACCACAGCACCGGCCTGACTACGCTCGATGCCCAGCATGTCGTAAACTTCATTGAGGAACAGATGGCCCTGAGCGCGCAGCTTCTCGTTTGCGTAGTTTTGCTGGCAAGTAACGAACAGCCGGTTGAACTCAGCATTCTTTTCCCAGGAAGGCGAAGAATCATCGAAGAAACGTGCGTACGGTGACCACTTGCTCGGATCCGCCACCTCGACCGTGTCTCCGTTGTTGGTGTCCACGATCTTGGACTTCGCATGATAGATGTCGAGCTCTCGCTCTTCACCAAGCTCCTGAACGACCCGAGTGCGGTAATCGTCATATGCCTTGGAGACAGCAGCGTACGCAGCCATCAGAGACGTATTACGACGACTCAGTGAGACATGGGATCCAGTAAGCGCGCCAATCGAAAGCACACCGATCCCAATCGCCGGCGCATACAGCCGGCCCAGAAGATAGCCCGACTTAAGGTATACGTAAGCCGTGTCACGATTCATCTCCTTGACCGGGACGGGAAGCTCTTCCGAACTGTCCTGCTTGACCTTGGCGTATGAAGCTCGAATTTCCTTGACGTTGGCGAGATCCTTCTCGATCTCCTCCAGCGTCTCCGGAAGCTTCAGTGTAGCGCGGCAGGCCAGAACAGTGCTGGTGACCGTGCCCGCAATACCCGCAACGAAGAAGATATGCGGTGACTGCTTCTTCAGGACCAACTTCTGACGGCCAACCCTACGTCGAAGCGTAGGGGCTGCCTTACTGGCTAGCATATTGAGTACTGCTTTGTTCATGAGATTTCCTCCAGAGGCGGGAATGAGATTCGCCAACCCTCTCGAACCTGTCGAACTTCAAGGGCGGCCAGTTGTGTCCATCCCCACTTGTTGTCGATATGCGTGGAAGGAAGCCCCAGCAGCTCAGAAAGATCCGCCACAGACACCACTTCGTAAATATCCACGATATCGGTGAGTCGTTCGACGACACCGTCGGCATCCGCCTTGGAGGCCACGATGACGTCCTCAAAGGTCTTTCGACTCTGCCCAGCCCAGCCAGCAGGCCTCTGATCAGGCAAATATGCACGCTGACTAGTCATGCCTCGGTTGATCGGATTGTCGTATCGAATCCGAGGGCTGTAGTTGGTCGGTGGACGTCGCCGAAGATTTGAGTCTCCGTAGATGACCCGATCGGTTCCCTTGGACACTGCGTCCACCACGAGGTTCCTGAGCGCGGGAAGGAGCACCTCGGAAGCCACATATTGAGCGGCCGTAGTAAAATCACCACCGAGGAAGATACTCTTGAACCGAGTGGTAAGTGTCTTTGGCTTCATGCTAACCGTGCCGGTGACAACCTTATCAAGGTTCTTCTCAGGTAGCTCTTTGGCTTCTTTCTTTTCCTTATCGGAATTACCCTGATAATCCTGCATTATTCTCCTTAGACAGCGGAGGGAGGCATCGGGGGCTGCGGTGGCAACTTGAATGCCTTAGGGACTTCCGTAGGCTGGTCCGGGACGTTAAGTTCCTCATATTTGGCGATCATGTCCTTCGGCAACACGCCCTTGATGAAGTTGGCCGCGGCGGTCTCGTTCGTACACAGATCCATGAAGAGCGCATCGTAGGCCAGACCCTGACTAAACTCTGTTCGGAGCTGTTCAGACTTGATGAATCGCTTGCCATCTTCGGACTTGACGCCATAAGAGTCCAGAATGATCTTCTTGAACTCCTTGATCAGACTCTTCATGTCTCCGGCCTTGACAATCCTGTCAATTGTGGCCTTGAGCCCATCAAGCTCCGAGAGCTCCATCTCAATAAGCTCGACTTTGCTGATGTTGAAGTAGAGTTCCTCGGTAACCTTGTTGCCGTCGAAGTCCTCATAGCTAATAGCGCGCTTGAGCATAGTCTTTCCTTAAAGTTGAAGGCAAAAGAGAAAGCCCATGTTTAGGGCTCTCCCTTTGTAGAAGTTGTACTTACGAGGACTTACGGGCTCGATAAGCGCGGACGGCGCCGTCGTAGACCCGATCGGCCAGCTTGTTAGCGCCGAATGCAGCAATGCTGCCAAACAGCATCTTCCCGAGCTGGTGACCAATCGGCAGTTCTGCGACTGCGGTGTCGTCCGCGCTCTCATCGATCTCATCCATGATAGTTCCTTTCGGTAGACTTCTCATTATAGGGTGTGTAAATCTTGCGATTAGAATGACTTGATGTAGTTGTAACTAAACGCAAGACAAGGAACTCCATCACGGAGCACTGTAGAGAACTCCAATGCCATCAATTTATCCGAACTCCAACCAGATTGCCCTGACACCATTGTATTCTCTAGATTGATCTCGTAGTAGAAATCATCCAGAGTCGCGTAATCATGCCTGAGCATTTTGGCATTGATCTCATTGACGGCTTTGTTTAGAGCATCCATATCACTGAGGAAATATCTACTTGTGAACAACTCACAGCAGAGAACTCTTCCAGAGCCAGAAACAGCAACGATAGTCGAAGGAGGATTGTCCTTTACTTTCTTCTCCGCAACCCTAGCCAGCAGCGTCTGGTCCTTACGTTCTCCGAGTTCATCGATGACCTCAGCGCGATAACTTTCATAAGCTCGTTGTGATACGGCGAGCGCAGTTTGAGCCGCCAGTGTCTTTCGTCCATCCACGTGCTTGATTCCAGCAACAAATATGATTGTGGCTGCTGCAGTGGCTCCGGTAGGGATATAGAGTCTCCAGACAATTCTGGCCTTTTCCTTCAGCTCCATCGTCGGATCTTCGTTCTCAAGCTTGTGCGCAGTTCGGTACCCTGCTTGACCAGCTAAATATGCAGTCGAGATAACGCCCACACAAGCGCCAACCGAAAGTATTACGGATGAGTTATCTTTGATGAAGCGTTTGATCATCAGTTCCGGTGCTCTCGGCAGTAGATCCAGATCAGCCAGAAACCACCGGTCATGCAGGTCATGAAGGCGTCGAATAGGAAATTACGAAGCTTGTACTTCTTCATGATTACTTTCCCTTCTTGTAGTTCTCGAGGCCCCAGAGAGCCGCCTCGAGTTCGTCACCGTCGAGTTGAAGATCGACAACGCGTCGGCCGTTGGTGGCCATTCGGATGTGTGCCGCAACGTCCGGAGTGTCGATATGAAACTGAATATCCATGTCGTCGGGCAGAATAACAAAACCGGCCATGTCAGCCTCCGAATTGGACTTGATGAATGAAATAGAGATATAGAAGGATGAGAAATACTATGACCGCGATGATTGCGCGGTTAAGCCATTTCATGAATTGATCTCCTCGATAAACTTCTCGGCGAGATCGTAATCCTCATCTTCAGGGAATGCGCCAATGAACCCACTCGTCTCTTGCGCAATGATGTTGGCAAGATCCTCACGAGCGGTGGTGTATGGAAGATAATTCGGTCCGCTAATCTGCCGATAAATGTCCTTACCCACAGTGCGAAATCCCTTCACGGTACATGGCGTCCCTAGCCACCGCAGCCGCTTGGCCGGAAATATGAACTCCGTCAGGTGCCGCGTATTCAGGATGCGCTTCGAAGATCGGCTTCCAATCCACCACCACGACATTGGGATGATTCGCGGCGAAGTTATCAATCCAGGCGCTCAGCGCGTCCAGAGCCGCCTTGGGGAACGTGGCCCAACCCGATTGCATGACCCAGGGCTTGGCGATGACGATACAGCTCGAGGAAGGAACCTTGTTCGCAAGAACGTCGTACCAGATCCACTGGTCCTGCGTTGACCAACGACCCTTAGCGATACGAATATCGTTCGGACCAAGAGCCCAGACGAGCTTATCGACTTTGCCTTGAGCGACCATGCGCGGAACGCGCTTCATGGCAGGCTCGCCAGCGGGATTCACAGCAGCGCTGGAACCGGGGACGAACTCTCCAGAGGTCCAGAACCCGGGAATGCCGGAGTTGTAGTAGGTAAGAAAGGTAACGGAATCACCCTCGAGATGGATGGTCCCCGGGGTCTGCCGGATTGGGGTAACGATTGTCTCCGGTTGGCAAGCCACGCACGACAGAAACCCCAGTGAAACCACGAGCAGGATTAGAATTCGCTTCATTGTAAACCCTCTTTGGGATAATAAGATCGATGGGAACAACCATAAAACTGTCCATGCCCGTTGTGAGGACGACGTCAAAGATCACCATGACGATTTCAATCCCTTGGTGAGTCACACCACGACAGGTATGCCAGCTATCGCCGATTCGAATCTCATCACCTTTTTGGATATTGCCCGCACTGATGAGTTCGTAATCTTCAGTCATATGTCCTCCAACAAAAAAGGAATAAGAGGTTCAGGTTCATAGTCCAGCGTAAACTATGATTTTGCGGTTCAGCTCCCGCACCGGGTGGGTAGGTCTTTCACCTACAGATTCGTGTCTCACCCCCTCTCATTATAGGCCATGTATATTTTGCGAAAACCTAAACCCATGTAGGGCTTAGGCTGAACTTCACTTGGACAGTCGGTTGATGACGATCTTGCGCACGGTGTCGACGAGCATGAGGGACGCAGCGACTTGGACGATCACCCTACCGGTTCCGGTGATGACATCTTCAAGTATGTTGTTGATATCTTCGGCCGAAACCTCGGGGGTGCTCGCCTCGTCGGCGTTCTTCTTGCTCTTCTTCACCAGGCGCATCTCGATCTGTCGATTAAACATTCGTGCTCCTTAGCGGTTAGTTCTCATTATATGCCGTGTAAGACATGCGAATTGTTGTCAGAAAGTCTCCCCCCGGGATTTTTTTGACCTAAAAATGACCATTTTGTCTGAGACACCCCTATTTTGCGTTCTAAGACGTTTCATATAATTTCGGCCATAAGACCCCATTTTACCCTCTCACAGGCCGTCACATAGCCATATAGAGGGGTGTTTTTTCGTAAATTGGCAAAAAAAATTAGATCCCATGTAAATCCCGCGAAAACTCAGAAGCCATGCAAGATTCTATTACATCTCACACAGCTTCTGAGTTTTCGTTCATAGCGGGGACTACATGCTGGAGCTTTTACTCCGTAGGATCAGCCCAAGGCCCTTCGAAACCATCACGTGCTTCTGCTCGTACGCGACGATGACCAGGATTCCCAGAAGATTGCCAGCCACAACGGCCAGTGTGTCCGCACTGATTCCATCGCGGGGCTCTTCAACCTGCAACTTCATCAGACGTTCCAACTGCTTCGTCAGCTTGTCACTCTCTGGAGAACCTGGTTCAACGTCTGCCATACTCAGCAGAACCTTGTTGATGGGTTCGTCAAGCTTTGACGGACTCTTCTGGAAAATGTTCTTCATCAGACATCCTCTCTATGTTCTCATTATAAAGGATGTTTAAGTTGCGAGGTTATCGAAGGCTTCCTCGTTACCGTTCCAGAATTGCTTTTCCGTATCGACCACCTTGAATGTGATGCGGTCTCGCTCGATCACATTGCTTGCTTCATCGTTCAAATCAAGCCTGACGACCTTTGTGCCGTCCGGATTGGTGTCGATAACGAAATCTCCAGCAATATCTTTATCGGAGTCGTAATTCTTGCTGCTGGCGCCCAAAACAAGACCTAGGAAAGTAGTAATGAGCGCAAGGCTTCCGACAACTTCTTCAGCGCCGGCCCAGTTCCAAATATTGGATAATCCGAAATATAGCGACCCAATGGCCGGAAGTCCGACTTGAGTGAGCTTCTTGAGCTTGTCATAAACGGAATTACTCAACGTGAAATCAGCCATGTCAAAACTCTCCCGGAATAGCTAGTGTAGGATGTCCACTTGCGCCTGTTTCGTCTTCGATTTCGGCATATTCGATAACGCGCATAACTGCCGAAGATCCGAAGTCGCCATCAACCGTAACTAGGTCTCCTAACTGATAATCTCGCCGATAGCGAAGGTTTGTGTTCTCGGAAACGTCTGCTCGAGTGATCGCTACGTTGGTTTGGGCCTTTAGGGCTTGATCACCGGTGATCTGCATGGCTGCGATGATCAAGGCAAGAGCTCCACCTGCAGGATATGCGGGTTGCCGCTCATCTATCCAACTGGCGTCTACCAACATCGTACGCTGATCGTAATTAAGCGCCCCGGTAGGGTTAATGGTGGCCTGAACCCATCTTCCCATGACCATAGCACGATTCTTGAACTTCTTATTACTGTAGAAGTACTCTAATTCCTCAAGATCGCCTCTCATCCAAGAGAAACGAACAGTTGAGGAAATATCGTCACCTCGATAAATCGTGAAATATGTCAATGGATCGGTAGGAGTGGGTCTAATAGACCGTATGCCTAAATCATCGACTTTGAGAATATCAAGGACCGCTTGATGGACGTCACCAGGGCGCAAGGTCCGAGCCTCGGTCGTAACAGTACCACTAGCAGTGTTGTCGACATCAACCCCAATAAGGCGTCCGTTTACGTTGGCTGGATCGATGATGTGATCATTGATAAGTAATACTGCTTGATCCCATGTAGCATCGGAGGCCAAAGTGTAATCTGTGATCTCGTTTGTCAACGCTTGATCGCCAAGAATCCTGTTCTCAAGGAAACTGGTGAAACATCTACCACTAATGGTGATCTCCGGATCTTCGTCCTTAGGCTGTTTGATATTATGATTCTCAACCGTCATTACGGTTTCGGTATTAAGATGAGTCACAAACGACCCGATGGGCAATAAATCCCTTAGACCACTACTAAGACGCGCTTCGATCTTGAAATCGCCTGGATCTCGATATCGCTCAACCCACGTTACACTGGTATATCCATTAATCGTTTCACCAAGACTTAGTTCTGTCTCGTTAGCAGTCACAGAGGACAGTTTAATTAGATCCATGATTAAACCCCCCAGAAAGCCGAATTATGTGTTATTTCTAACCAATCGAAGTTGGCGATTTGTGGGAAATATAGAACATTTGGGCCTGGGAAGATCTGTGGCCACACCGATCCGGACACAACCTTGTCCATAAGCTCGATATCGGAACCGATGGCTCTGTTCAGGAATACCCGCTTGTTGCCGTATTCACTGGACACCTCAAGTTCGTCATTAATAAGGAAAGATGAAGATGGAGTAACTTCGAATTTCCAATCCGGCGTTGTCGGATCATCTTGAACGGCAAAGGTTGTCGTGGTCGCAGTAAACTTCACCTTAAGACTGAATCCATGAGGCGCAGTAGATGCATCATCGACAATTTTAATTGGATTAGCGCTTGGTAGATCATCCTCGTCGAAACTAGCCGGGACAACCGATCGGAACATTGGATCATTACATTGAATCGTAATTTGAAGTTCCGGAGATCTCGTGAAATATGGAACCTCCATCTTCGTTATCAGACCACTGATCCCTGAGACGATGGATGAACCCGATCGGAATTGAAGGACCAACTCACCGAATCTATTAGCGGAAATGAGACGATAAATAGCATCCCGAATATCGCTAACATCTTCGTTGATGCCAAACATTGGATTAAGAGACACCCGGGCTACAATCTCTCGGGGCTTCATAGTGAACTCGTACATCTTCCTGCCTGAGACAGCGCCAAGAGCATAGAACTTAGGGATGATCTCTTCTGCGTCAATTCCGACAATAGCTCGAGCGAGATAACGATTACTAGGATCAGTTTCGTCAAGCGAGAATATAATCTCTTCGACCAAATCGGAAGTGGACAGAACCACAGATGTAAGTCTCATGGCACGCTCAACTCCTCTTTGGCCAGCGTTATCTGATTACGAGTCTGCTTGTAAATATCGCTAGTTGCGAGTCGAGTAGGCGCATAAATGTTCTGCTCGAACTTAACGTTAGATCCACCACTAACACCAGTAGAATCGTCATCCGGAATGTTCGTGGACGCGATGGCATTTGCCTGACGGAACGAGACATCCGGAGCGAACGACCTTCCATCACCAAGGAGGCCTGTGATAGCTTCCGCGCCACTCTGAACTCGAGTCAGGTCCAGGACAGGCGTGACAACTGGATTGAATTCGGGGAGAGTATCAACCTCAGTCATAGCCCTAGCAATACTGTCGTTGACGGCCTTTGTGGTCCTCTCGGCAAGAGATATAGCACTCTTGGTCGCGGAATCAGTCTCATCCAGACCCAGCGCCAGAGCATCAGCCACATTATGACCAATATCCCTGAACACAGTGGACGGAGAGTTGATGCCGAAGATATCAAGGGCGCTACCAAGAGCGCCTTGAGCCATGGCAGCAAATCCTTCAGCAACACTCTTAGCCTTACTGGCCATTCCGCCAGTAATACCATCAATGATGGCTCCGGCGATGTTCAGACCGGCTTGCCTGAGCTCAGGACTCTTATCGCGAATCACATCAGCAAGAGCATTCAAGAAGTTGATTAGGATATCAGAGGCAGCTCTAGCAAGCTTCACCGCAGCATTGGCAATACCCTGAATGAAGCTGATAACGACAGAAACGCCTGCCTTGATGACCTTTCCAACGTTGTTAGCGATGCCAGTAACGAACTTGATTAGAGCATTGGTACCGGATGTCACAATCCGCGTTGCGTTGTTGGCCACAGAAGTGATGAATGATGTAATCAGAGTTGTGACCGCAGTAGCGATCTTGGTCGTATTATTCGTCATCCCACTTAGGAAGCTAACCAACGCATTAGTGCCTGAAGTAGCGATTCGAGTGGCCAGGTTTGCTACGGCATTGATGAACGTCGTAATAAGCGTGCCTACAGCCGTGATAACCTTGGCTACGTTATTGGTCATCCCCGTGAGGAAACCAACTAGAGCATCAACTCCGGCATTGATAATGTCCTGATTAAGTCCTGCTAGCGCAAGAATGAACGTCCGAATCAGAGTACCGGCGGCTTCCGCGATCTGGTCGACGCTATCTGTAATTCCTGTAATGTAGGCGATAATTACATCAACGCCAGCGGCGATAACGTCCTCTAGATTATCGGCAATCGCATTGAGGAAGTTCTCGATTACCTGGAGAGCCACTTCAACAACTTCGCCAATATCATCTCTGATGCCCGTAAGAAGACCGATTAGAATCTCTCGACCAGCGTCAGCTATGTCGGGAATTGCTTCAACGAGTATCTCAAGAATGGCCTTGACCAAAGCCAAGATAAGATCTGCAACCTTGGGAACCAACTCAGTCAGTGTATCGATAATATGACCAAGGATAACCCCTAGTCCCTTTGCAATAACGGGAGCAGCATCCACGAATACATTAAGTAGATCCAGGACGCCTTGTGCAAACCCCGTAAGCAGGGACGGTAGAGCTTTACCTATAGCTTCCAGAGCGGCCGTTAGCGCTTCCGCGCTCTTAGGACCAGCTTCGCCAAGAAGCTTGAATGCTTTGGCTACGGCTAGCGCACCAAGGCCGAACAAGGCGAATGCTACGCCGAGAAGCGTCATGGCAACGCCAAGACCCAACAAAGCAGGAATAGCTTCTTGAAGCAAGAAAGCAACTCCACCAAATATAAGTAAAGCGGCGGCGATGGCGCCGATGGCCTTAATTAGATCACCAAATGGAATCCCTGCCAACTCTGCCAATACTCTACCTATGATTGCTACTGCGGCCGCAACAATGATCATCGCTGCAGCGCCAGCTAGCGCGCCAGACATCGCCCTTGTGGCGACTACAAGGATAAGCATCGCTCCGGCAAGAGCAACTAGGCCCCTAGCAATCTCTTCCCAAGACATTCCTGCGAATTGCTTGATTGCCAGCGCGATAAGATTCAAAGCAACGCCAACGGCAATTAGACCCACTGACATAGCAAGCATGTGCGGAGGCATGAGCCGCATGGCGGCCGCAATGATTAGGAGACCCCCAGCAATGCCCAGGAATCCCTTAGTTATAGTGCTCCACTCCATGGTACCAAAGAGAGCAACCGCACCAGCAAGAATATTCATGGCCGTGGCGATTAGGATCAGACCTGCTCCGCGCAGAACCAAATCCTTCGGCATGAGATGCATTGCGCCGGCCAAGATAAGCAAACCTGCCGTGACGCCGGCAAAGCCCTTGACTAGAGTATCCCATTCCATTGTAGCGAAGAGAGCCACTGCACCAGCAAGGATGCTTATGGCAGTAGACATCGCAACAAGGCCAACGCTGGCCAGAATAATGTTTCCCGCGTTCTTGGACAGGATGATCGCGGAAGTAGTTAGGACACCAAGCAGCACAGTGACTGCGAGAAGGCCCTTGAGTAGATCGTCCCAACTCATATGACCAAGTACTGCAACAGCACCTGAAAGAATCAGAATAGCCGTACTTAGAAGAATCATACCACCGGCAATAGCCGAGAAAGTTGCACCACTTAGAAGACCGACGTCCATCTGATTAATGATGGCGAAAGATCCCATGAGCTGGGCAAATCCCACCGCCATAGCGGTAAGCGCCTTGGTCAGATCACCAGAATCGATCAGCGATAGTGCGATAACAGAAGCACTGAGCAAAGTTACCGCCGCAGCAATTTTCAGCAATGCGTCAGCGCGAATGCTGGTCTGCATTGCGTTTAGTACGCCCGTAAGCTGCTCAAATGAATCGCTGATCTTACTGAAGAGTCCTCCACCAATATCAAAGTTTATCCCACCTTTCAGGAACTTCGAAATCAGGAGGGCAATACCACCTAGAAGGGATACGTTCAGCGCGTCAAGGACAGCGTCGAAATCCCCTGGCGCCATTGCATCGGCAAGCTTATCTCCGAGCTCACTGAACCAATTACCGAGGACTTCGCCAACCTTGTCAAGAATATCACCAATGCGACCCGCTAGGTCCTGAAGCGGTTCCCAAAGCCCGGCAAGCCTCTCGAACAATCTAGCCAGCGGGCCGAAACGTTGCTGTACGCGGCCAGCAGCATCGCCAACCTTATCAAACTGATCCGTATCGAAATTATCGAACAGACCGAAGACTGCTTCCTTGAGATCCTTAATGTACTGGATAGGGCCTTGCATGGCCGTACCTAGATCATCAAAGAATCTCTTAATTGCTGCGCCTTCGTCGAGACCCTCTCGGAGACGCGTAAAGAAGTCCGCAATATCCGCCGTGAACTCTACGACGTTACCCGATCCAAGGCCTGTTACCTGTAGAACCAGGTCCTTTATGAAACCTACTGCGCCCTTAATGACCTCAACGCCAATGTCCAGAACCGAGAACAACCCTGTAAATATACGCTTGATGTTCTCAATTGTGGTTTCACTGGGTCTTAGGCTCTTGGTGAAAGCAGCAAAGGATTGGGTGATTTCAAACAGGCGCTTGGACGTCGTAGCTGGAAATACATCGCGGAAAGCTTCTTTGATCGGCCTGAGGATTTCCCCAAGACCCTTGAACGCGTCAGATAGGCCCTTGATCAGGACATCTCTACCGCCGAGTTCTTTCCATCCAGACAGAAGCTGATTACGAGCATCGGCATTCCTCTTGACGAAGCCGCTAATAGAGTCGTTAATGTTGGTGAACAGTTCGGTGGCTTCTTCGAAGTTGCCAAAGACCGTCCGGAAAGTCTCAGACCAGCCTGATCCGATGGTTTCCTTAACCGTGCTTATAAGCTGACTCATTGTCCGGATCTTGGTGGCAGCTTCGACACCAGTCCGGCCAAGCTCGAGGATTTCCGCAGCTTGCTGCTTGGTATAACCAATCGACAGAAGCTGGGCCTCCGTCAAGTCTCCGGTGAAACCCTTCAGGGTGTTAGTAAGGACCTCGCCGGTAAGCCACCCATCCTGAAGTGAATCACGGAAGCTATTACCCTTAGCTGTCCACTCTTCGAAGCTCGTTCCGACCGGCGCGTCGGTAATGGTGTGCATGGCAACACCAGTATTGAACAACGCCTTTTGGAAGACTTCGCCACCCATACCAGCATTGACGACCGAGTTCCAGTCCATCAACTTCAGGGTGCCTGTCGACACTGCCTGTGACAGCTGGTACATTGCTGTGGAAGCTTGTTCCGCGCTGGAGCCAGATATGGCTGCCAGGTTGGAGATGCCCTTGATGGCAGAGACTGAAGTATCGAGATCGACACCGGCCGCGGTGAACGTACCGATGTTCTTGGTCATCTGACCAAAGTTATAAATAGTCTTATCCGAGAAATCGTTCAGCTCATCGAGAGCTGCATTAACTTCTCTGAGACTGGTGCCATCCGCTCTTGTGTTAGCCAAGATGGTCTGGATGGAACCAATATTAAGTTCGTATTCTTTGAAACCATCGAGAACTGGAGCTAAGGTTAGTGCTTTTACAACTGCTGCCCCGGCGGTAATTGCCGCATGAGTGATAGCAGCCAGTGCAGTAATGGCTACAGTACTGAGTGCTATGAATCCCGCGCTAACACTCTGGACCGCGTTGCCAAGTGGGGCAAGATTGATCTTGTTAGCAGCGGCACCAACGTCAGCCAGACCCTTATGAGCGCCTTTGAATTCAAGCGCCTTGTTAAGCTGGCCGAGCATGGAGAGAGTGCTTTGGATTTTTCTTTCGAATGCGGCATTATCAAATTCCATCCGCACTACTCTATTGTCGACGCTAGCCATTTGTCACCTGCCTCCAAACGTCCTCTAGGATCTGGTCAAATATAGGGCGAATGGCGGGATTAACGTAATCGTGGCCCTGAATATAACCACCAGTTCCTGTGCCGTGTCCATACTGTATGATTACTGCAATATTAACTCCATCTTCTTCATGCGTATTATACCAGATTATAGAATGTCTACCTGTGGTATGAATAACCCTATATCCCCAAGATTTGGCAGTTTCGCCAGTCTCAGCAGGGGTTGCACGAGAAAGAGCATCAACGCCAGCACGTCCATGACGTTCCAAACTAGCAAACAGTTTTTTAGGCTCAAGACTTTCTAGGAATTTGATCGTCTTGTCGAAGGAACCTGTGGACGTGGCGTTTATCATATTACGGCACGATTCCGTAATCGACGATCCAGAACTTGCGCTTGCTGGTCGCGGAACCGCCCGGCGTAACCGTTGCTCCGTTCACAATTTCGTCAGCAAACACATCGAAATCATCCGTGGCCAGAGTTGCCGGGGCATCCCAGAAAACCACGCCCTTGACGGGCTGAAGACTTACCCCAAGAACGATAGGCCTGAGAACAGCCACCTTTTCCAGGTTCGCACCATTAAGTCTAACCCAGAAATGCCATTCGGCATCGACATCGACACTAGACCAATCGACCGTGAAATCTACGAAAAGGCCATACGTATGCCCAATGATTACGGAAACATTATTTCTAACTAGGCCGACAATAACGCCATCGCTAGCCAACGCGACCGTGGAGGTAGCGATTTGGACGGGGTCGCCGAGCATCGTTGTCGCACCGGCGGCTCCGGTGGCACCAGCAGCACCATTAGTTCCGTTGGTCCCCGCAGCTCCAGTAGGACCACGAACATTTCCCGCGTTGATGACATCCCCACCACGAGTGGTAAGAATTAAGTCATTGACAACCACTGACGCGGCGACAATGTTTGCGTCAGCAAGAGCTTCCATTGCTGCGGCAGTCATGCCTGTTACTGTAGCCATCACACCTCCTCTTCTGCGCTACTACTGAGTTCGTATGTGTCCGGTGTCAACACAATTGCTGTATCGGACGTAATTTCGAATGTCGTGGAATCAAGCATAGTAATTGCGCCGGGTAGAGGAGAAGTTGCAGTCCATGTGCCATCACCATTATCGGTGACAATAAATCGACCCCACTTCTGAACAAACCGCACAAGAGCATTTAGATCCGGAAGAGTTGCCTCGACTTCATCTGTCCCGTAGATAATGTTTTCAATATCAATAAGCAACAATGGATCAATTTTACGACTATCGATCACGATGTGTGCCGTTGGCCGAAATCTATCTACTTGCTCAGGAATCGCCGAGATGGCCCATTCGAAATCCGTAGGATCGCTATTCAAAGATAACGTTTGATACACCTTATCCGATGGAACAGCGATAACGTTATAAATAAGATGGATTTTATAACCTATTCCCGAACTTTGACCGTTGTTTATTTCGGTCTTATAAGACAAACCAAACCTTTTCTTTGTCTGATTTGTCAGATAGAATCCCGGTTCCCATGCGGCAACGCCCTCATAAGGAAGAAATTCATCGGGATATGTAAATGCTTTAATCTTGCCTTCGAAATCGCCAATGGTTACGATGTCCCCATACTTTAACCCATCGAAATACAGAGGCTCGAGATTATCGTTATTGCTTTCCTCGACAGCACTAAGACCATTCCATGGAATCCCTTTACGGTCTGATCCATAAAACACGCCTTGGCTAACACCGTTTTCATAGAAGCGGTCGTCTGCTTGATCCCAAACGAGTCTGGTCATTTAACCTCCCATCATCCACTGGTGTTTAGCTTTTCTCGCCGTTGTTCGTTCAATGTTCGATTTCTTTCGGCGAGTTGCTGCCGAGACATCTTCTTGGGCTTCGAATTCTTAAGGTTACAGATACGAATTAACGCAAATAGCCTGTTCAGATGCCATGTTTGACACTCGAAAGGAATGTTGAACATGACCATCCAATAGTAAATTAGTTCTGAAGTAATCGTTTCGCCCCGACCTCTAGCTTCAGGCATACTACCAAACGTCGTAGCAGACTGGGAAGAATCTATGTAAGCGTTCACCGCATCCATATGCTCTTGCGCGAATCTATCCACAATGTTTGGAGGAGGATTAGTAGAAATAATCATGGCCTCTATGTAAAGCCTAATCTCGTGAGGAGGTTTTGGTTCCTTCGACAAGAACGGCTTGTTTAGAATTGACTCCCATTTTGACAGTGAGATCAGAGAATGCTCTAGCGTCAATTCGACATCACCGACAGTTGTGAATGTCTGTGATCCTTCGTCGAAGTATTCGTCGCCTTGGATAATCAAAGTAAGCATTCTCCATTCTCCTTTGTCAGAATTAGGGCGCGAAGAGCGCGATAACCTCATCCGGGGTGGGAAGAGCTGGATCGGTGGCGACGGCACCATAGAGCAGCGTTTGCAGAGCCGTCAGATCAGCAGGAGCAACCACGGTCGAGTCGATGACCAGAAGCGACGTGGGTCGCAGACCGGTAACCGGCACAGGAGTGGTCGAAACCTCCCAGCTGAAGGTAATGGCCTCTGGGGAATCGTTGACGCTGTTGTAGGCCTTCTCCGACGGGGTAGCGAGGCATCCGTAAACGAGATGCAGCTTGTATCCCGCGGCATCACCCTGGAGATCGTCCCCAAGACGCGTACGATACGACAGACCGAAGGTCTTGCGAGCCTGCTGACCCACGACCACGCCGGGCTGGGGAGTCGCCAGTCCATCGAACTGGTTGAACTCAGGAGGATACGTATACGCCTCAATGGTGGCGCCGAACTCCTCGATCGAAACCAGGTTCAGGTACTTGATGTTATCCGCGAAGGTAGCGGTAGCTTCCGCACCCGAAGGAGTCTCCTGGACGCTGACAAGGCCGTTCCAGGCCACGCCATTGTCGTAGACACCGGTAATATCGGGAATGTAAAGGACTCCGTGATCGACGCCGGTCTCGTAAGTCCGCTCACCAACCAGATCCCAACTAAGAACTGCCATGCTGATCTCCTCCTAGAAGAACAGTCTGAAAACGTTATGATTTAGATTGTCGGCTGTGAAGAAGCGATCATGCACACATTTAGGCAAAGCGGCAAGCTTATCGGGAACTTCGCTATCTGGGTCTCGATCCATTACAGTCACCAGATAACGATTTTCCAAAGAATATGGATTATTGTCAGCCCACTTAGAATCGATGCCTTCCCGAATATAAACAATGCATGGAAATTCCATTTCTACATTGTTTGGTGGTTGGAAATATACATGATTGCTATCAAGAATCTCGACTAGTAGTTCTTGAAGTTCAAGGCGTTGGGCCATGATAAACACCTCCTAAAGTAAGTAGGAGGCGAGGGGGTCGAACTTCGACTGATTCAATTTTCCAGCGGACCCCCTGCCACATAATGTACTTCATTTTATGGAAGTGATTATTGGCTTTTGCATCAGCAACAATGCTTATAGAATTGTTAACGCTAAGGTCATCAGCAACGTTATCTCCGGGACTCTGTTCCACCGCATCGCGGAGAACATCGCCGGTATAAGGGACCTCAGTGATAACAGGTTCCCAAACGCCAGAACCAGGAAGAGTTTCTTGAGTTTCTCCGTAGCCGACTGCTCCAAAGAATCTCATCCGAACTCCTGGTTAGGAATATCAGTCAGCGTGGTAGGTGAAGGTCCACTCATCGTCCTCGCTGGAGGCGAGGTAGTAGCCCGCGGCGGGCGTAGCAACCACAATCAGGCTAGCGCCATCAGCCAGAGGAGCCTGGGCACCGGTCGACAGAGTCGCGTCGGTAACGCCATTCTTGTAGACGATACCAGTGGTGGCCACGATGGTGACAACACCGGTCTCACCGTTGAAGGTCGGCGGGTTCGGAACAACCAGAACGTTGGCGCTGGCAGTCTTCTTGACGACCATTGCCGACTTCAGCTTGGTGAGAGCGCCGGAGATCCGGGTCTCGATCAGGTACTTGTACTGGTTGAAGTCGATGTCGAAGTCGTCGAAGTTGGTGACCTGACCACCCTTGTCCGCACCAATGCTGTAGTCAGCCATGTTGACCAAAATCGCAACGACGTCGGGCGTGGTGTCCATGACCTCGACCGCGACGATGTCCTTGACGCGGAGAATGGTAGCAAGCTCTGCTACCGAGGCATACAGTCGACGGTTCAGCGTGTCCTTCAAGAGGAGCATGCGAGCGATCATCGTCTCGGTGGTGTACATGGTCGGAAGACCAGTACCCCGATAGTGCTGACGCTGCAGAGTCAGAGCGTCAATGACCTCAGTCATGTCTGAGCTGGCATCGTCGATGTTGACGTTGACAACCACCGTGTACATCTCGTCATCGCTAGCGATGGGGCGGATGTTGCCCTCGGGGATCTTGTCCTCGTCGTCAACGGCACGACCATCGCCAATGAGGATCGCGCGAGCGATTTCCTCATCGAGCATCAGCCGCATCTCACCACGCATCCACTGCACCACGTCGAAGTCGGTGATGTCAATGATGTCGTCGCGGTCGAGCTTCTGCTTCTTGTAGATGGTGGCAGGAGTCGTGACTCGGCTCGCAGTACCGAAGAACTCTTCCTTCTTCATGGTACCCTTGACGTAACCCTTGGCCCGGGCCTCGTCGAAGTTGAGGTCCGCCCAATGGGTCTTGATCCGCGAGAACGGCGTCTTGCGCGCTCCGCCAAGAACACCGTTGACCCACTCGGTCCGTCGAGCGAAGAACTCGGGAGCCGAAGTCAGAGCCTTGGCCTCGGGGAACAACGTCTCGATGTCGTTGATGCCGTGGGCCAGCATGTAGTTCTGAAGACCCTGCTTCAGCGAGCCGCTCTTGGTCGCATCAGCAAGAATGCCCTTAACATCCTCGTGGGAAAGAACCGAGCTGTGCTGAGCCTTGGTGTCCCCGCCCTGCTCGAAAACGTTATTAGTGGTCACGCCAGTACCTTCCTGATTGGTCTTATCGTTGACGTTGCTGTGTTCGGCGGAATCGCCATTGTCGCTGGTGCCACTGTCTCCCGTTGCGGCAGCTCGGCCGACCATGTAATGCAGGAGATTCTTCTGCTTATCATCCAACGTCTCGTAGACGTCTTCGACAGTCTCTTCCCCGTCAGAAGCGTCGTCCTTCTTAGTGTCGGTTGGGGTATCGGCATGCTTCAACTCGAGCTCAATGCCGCTGTAGATGATGGCTTCATCATCAAGCAGAGTATCATCGCCATCCGAATGCTTGATGGTAATGTTCTCGATCAGAGCACCTGGATTGGCTCCGGACAGAACCAGGCTAACCTCGCGAATAGATCCATGAACAACGTTCGCGGCACGCTCAATGAGCTGATTGGCCCAAATCGAGAGCATGCTGATGTCCTTATGCTCAACAAGCCCCTTGGCATGCACCGCCTTGGGCGAGTTGTTGAAGAACGCATACGCATACGTCCCGTCCTTGCGGTCCTCGAGAATAGCATGACCCAGGACATTCTCGGGATCACTGTGACCGTGCTGCCAGACGAGCGGGACCCGCTGCTTGTCCTGATGACGGAATGCACCAGGCATAATAGTCCGGCCGTCGGAACACTTGATCCCCGCCTTGGTCGCGTAACCACTGAAATCAGCTTCAGCTGCCATTTTGACGGATCCTTTCTAAGATTTGATCAGGTTCTGTTTGAGGCATGTTGCTGTTGACCAACTTGTCTGCCTTTGGATCGGAGGAAGGAGCAATCCCCATAGCTGCTCTAATTTCATTAGAAGTTAGGATCTCGTTCCTGGTAAACTTGTCCGCAATCTCCGCAAGATCTGCAACTGGGACAAGCTTGAAGGGATCCCTGAAGTATTGGATGCGCTGCTTCGACGCTATACCACCAGGACCCAAGAAAGTCCTTTGCATAGCTTCAACAATCGCATCGAGGATTGGTTCGATTGTGCGATTGAAGTAATTAAGCATAGCCGCTTCATCGGCCGTGCCGTTCATCACTTCCTCTGTAAGACCAAGTTGGTTATACAGCATGTTAGTGAGGTATTCGACCTGCTTCAAAAGATTGTTCTCAGCCGGTCTATTGAGCTGAGTAACTTTTTCGGTACCGTCAATGTATGCGATTCCGTATTGGCTGCCACGCAACTGGAATTCGATGTCTTCTCGACGAGCCTCTGCCTGTTGCTTACGCGCATCAGACTTAATCGTGTACGGTAGCTGGATGATTACATCCAAACGGCCCGAACTCGACTGTTCATCAACAGCGTCCAGAAGGCCAAGCTTTCTGATCAATCGTTGAAGCGTTGAGTTCGGTTCATTCATAACCGAATACAATGGATTTTCGATTATGGCAACATTTCGCTTATCGATAATGATTTCTTCACGCAGGCCCTTATCTTTGGCCTCATTATAGACATTAACACGGACTTGTTGTGGATACCAAGACGTAACTTCCCCAACTCGAAGAGAATAGATGTCGAAAGTACCCTTATCTGGATTAATTGATGTATCGACAGGAACAATTGCAGCAGTTCCTTTATCAAACAGAGACAACACGATGTCTTGCCTGAACGCCCTAGGCCCCTGGTCTAGGTTTGGTTCCAAAGTAAGACACGTATTCAAAGGACTAGACATATCATGAATATAGCGATCTTTTTCGTCCAATTGAACGTGTTTAATCAGAAGTCCAGCAACATCGACGCTTAACTTCGTGTAAATGGCGGAAATAATGGATCGTTCATTATAAATCCGCAGTGGAGATCTCGATGGAGAGCTACCGCCATAATATGTCGTCGATCCATATACGGCGTTTTCGGCCTGAGGGTTACTGTTTGTGAAGGCGTTCCAAACTCGTTTAAATCCATCTAGAAAAGCCAAGTTTCACCTCCCTCTTAATTGGGTTTGGACGATCATCACTCGAACGCCTCCTTGTACGCCTTATAGGCCACATAAGCGTCCATCATGGCTGAGACATTATCGATCTTTTCTTCGGCCCTCTTCTTTAGGAGCTTACGGTTACCGTTTGTGTCTTCCATAGTAACCGCGTTACCCATGGCAAAGGACATCAAGCTTTGATCGAAGATTAATTTGCGTTCTTCAGCAAGAATCTTAAGTTCTCCTAGAGGAACCGACTCTGTTCTTGCTCCCTGAATGACTTTTTCTACGGCGTATTCACCATTCTCCGCTATCCATCTGGTGACAAACTCCTTAGCGTTATACGGGTCAAACCCCAGAGCTCTGACGTCGTATTCGTTAGCCAGAATGAACTCTTCCAGATCATCGTATACAATCATCATGTCCAGTACGGTGCCTTCTAATACATGAAGGCTGCCTTCTGTGATAAACTCTTCGTATTTGATCCGCATGGCTGCTGGAAGTTTCATCAACGTCAGATCAGTAATGTAACTTCGAGTTTTGATGCCAAACGCGTAGTCGGAGATAGGGAATAGCAAAGTAAACGCACAGAAGTCGTCACCCTGGGACAAGTCCGCGCCCAACGCGCAAGGCATCTTCCAGAATTCTCTTGATCTGTGCGGGAGCGTGTCTTCGTATGTGAAGAAGTAGGTATAGCCCTCCATGGGAATACCAAATCTCTTGGCAAGAATGTCGTTTCTGGTCGCGGGCGCTTTCTCGGCTCTTTCGACTTCCAGATGATAGACATCATAAGTAACCGTTTGGCCAAGATTTGGATTTGCCTTGAGCCAAGTGGCGGGATCAGCTACTTCTGCAACATCGTCAAGTTTGTAATGCCAAATCGAAACATGCGGAGCTTGATAGTCGCCCTTAAGAATCGTGGCGAGTTCCATTTTGATGGTGTCACCAGAACCGTTTCTAACAGTCCCTTCTGAACTGATAGCGACGATCAAGTAATCCTCCATCTTGGAGGCACCTTGCTCGATTGCTCCGACAACGTCCTCTCGGAGATCGCCAGACAACCACTCATCGATTGTAGAAACCTTAGGCCTAAGACCCTGAAGCTTATTGATCGCCATAGGACGAACTTCAAGCAGGGAGCCGGTCAAGAAGTTCTCAATGCCCTTCTTGGTTGATGCCAACTTCTGTCTCTGTGCCCGAGAACCCGTGGTGTTCTGTAGAGATCCCTCGGTTAGAAACTTAAACAGAGGTCCTCTGCTTCGAATGATGGACGTCCTAAATGGGGACATGACCTCATCGGCCTGTGCCATTGTAGGAGCAGTGGTAATCTGATGCGTGGTCGAAGTATCCACGTTTAAGAAGTATGCGTGTATTAAGTACGCATACATCGATTTGGCAGCACCTCTAGCGATGATTAGGTACTGTTTAACCGTTAACCGTTTCTTAACTAATTTGTTGACGTAATGTCCACCGTGACCGTCCTCGTTCGGTGTGTATACGCTTCTTTCAACGAAATAGTACCAACCAAAGATTTGCTCGGCCCACAGTTTGAAGGTCTCTAGAAGTTTTAGATCACTTCCATCCGTCAACGTAAGTTCGAATTCGCAATACTTGATGAACCCCTCGATACCCTTGTCATCGTAATAGATGTTAGGGTTATCGATTAGCGCATCGATACGATTCATTTCTAAAGAGATTTCCCTGTTTACAGGAATTTCTCCTCTTAGAACAGACTCTCGGAACCTACCGTAGTAGTAAGGAGTTGCAGTATTAGATAATGACATCTACACTCCTTCTACTTAAGTCGTCGAGTTGCCTCCGATGCCACGCCTTCGCCGAACTTGGCGTTGAGCGCAGTCTTGATGGCCACAAGCGAAGCGCCAGTAAGCACCGTTGTGGCGACTCGTCTGCCGGTGCCAGCTAGAATGTCAGTTACGATCTTCTTACCTTCCGAAACGTCTTTCCGATTCAGTTGGTTGTATTGCTTCTCGATTTGCATTCGCGTAATGCGCTTGCCGAGCTCTGCATCACTGAGATGCTTCGGGGCTTTGGCAAATGTCGTGCGTGCGGTAGAGGAGCCACTTGACTTGCCCTTACGAACTCCCCACTTCTGACCCTTAACACCGAAGTGTTCGAGAATATCCTCTCCGATAAGCTTCATGGAGTGACCTCCTCAGGATCTGGAAGAGCCACTTCACGGAACATGTTGAGTCTCCACTCGAGCTCTTTGATCTGGTTGTTCATGGCTTCGATGAGGAAAGATGTACCAGGCGGATCGAATAGCATCCGAACCCTCAAGTAAACATACGACTTGACCATGTGCAACTGATTGGCCGGAACGTCGAACGCGTCCCATTCGGTCGTACTATCTTCGATGAAGAAGCCCTCGTCTGGCCCAACACCCACCTGACTAAGAGTGGAGAAAGCAGTATTAATGTGTGTGGTAACGTCCAAGTCAAACGCGGTGTAAGCCTCGTCTAGACCTAGGACTTTCTTAGTAGTGGTTAGGATGCTTGCCACTGTACTTCCTCACCTCCTTAGAGATTACCCCTTATCGTTCAAGACACGAACCGTCTCGGCCTTGACTTCGTTGGGATCGTAGCCCGCGTTGGCAAGAGCGACCCGCTGCTCTTGGCCCAGACCCCAGTCACCGGCCAGAACTTCCTTGGCAACCGTGGTGAGGTCCTTCGACCCACCCGCATTTTCCTCCGAAGGATCGCCAGTCCAATCCTCCGCTGGACCATTCATCGGAATATCTGGATCATCCTTCGGAGCCAGATCGGAAAGACCTTCGTATGGATCCGTCTTCACGACAAATTGAGTGGGAGGCACCGGGGCCTTGATCTGCTCGTTTTCGTCCATTGATTGCTCCCTTCTAGAACTACCAAAGCTGTGTGTCGCCCGGTTTTCTTGCCGTAACAACCTCTGGATGTTGTAAATCAACACCATAATGTATGGCATTATGTGTCCTTTTGGTTGTCGTGATCAAGTATTCCGGGTCAATTAACCACTCTTCCCCGTTAAGAATATCGTCCACAGCCATCGGATTTATGTGATGAATGAGGATATCTACGTAAATTTCTCGGCCAAGTATACCCAAGTCACAGCCATTATCTCTTACAATAACACCTTCTCGGGTCCTTTTCCACACCATAGATGTGTAAAACCTCTGATTAATATGGCGATCAAATCCGAATGTGGAACGTCCGACGGATCCACCCAGCTTCAAATATTCAAACCTTTCCTCAAACGTATTAAGACTTCTAAGGTCAGAATATGTTCTAATCTGCGTCATCGGTCGGTTCTCCGCGATAAGATTTCATGGCTTCTAGTGCATCCGCGTAGAGTTCTTCCACTCGCTTGCCAGATTCCATGGCTTCAACCTTGGCCGAAAGTAACTGGTTTTCCCGAGCCAAGCGTTCTTTTTCCAATCTTTCTCTGGCAGAACCCGCTTTGAGATAATGGCTGATGACTTGGGACGATGCGGTTCCGTCGAGTAATTGCTTCTCGACCAGATCAATAGCTAAGGTGACCAACTGGTTTTCTCTACCCTCATCGGTAGTAGCGGGCCTGCGACGAGGCCTACGAGTTCCTGCCACTTGGTCTCCTTTCTACGATCTAGGTATGGATGAGCTTGTGCCAGGTGCTGGGACCACCGATGCCATCCGCAGCCAGCCCGTGCTTCTTCTGGAAATCGATGAGATAGTGATTGGTCGTGGGACCGGCAACACCGTCAACATTCAGGCCGTAACCAACTCGCTTGAGTTGGGTTTGCCAGCTTCGAACGGCAGGACCACGGGAGCCCATCTTGATAGTTCCTGGGAAATCGTTCGGGCCCGGTGTCGTACGAGCATCCCCAAGCAGGTTCTTTCGAGCCAGCTGAGTGAATCGAATCATGTCACCGACAGAACCCATGAACTCGTAATGCATGGCGTCGGGGTTGGACTTGTAATCGCCGCCCCAACGGAAGCCGTACGCGTTCCACAGATCGGGCATCCACGGAGGCATGTTCGTTATCAGCCTAGATGACCTGGGATTGCTCGGAGCATTGACGTCGATTGCAAGACCCCACGAATGATTACTCGGTTCGGATGTGCCGGCGATAGCACGGCAGGAGAACCCCCAGCAACCATGCGAAGGATTGCCTTCACGACCGAAACGATAGCCTCGGTTCGCGGTCTCCCTAACCAGACGAGTGATCAGCTCCTCAGCTTCTCGACGAACGCCTCCGGGGAAACTTACGCGCCCCCACTTGGTAACGACAGAAAAGTTGTGGTTGATCTTGCTGTACTGACAATGAGGCCAACCTGGGCCCCATGAAGCATGAGCCATTATCGCTCCTCGGTGTTCTCCTGGTTGTCGGGCTGCTCAGGCTGCGGATCGGTCTGCTCAGGAGCAGGCTCGTCAACGACCTCGCCATCCTTGACCTGATCAACGAAGTCGTCGGGATCGTCCGTCTTCTCGGCGAAGTCTTCCGCGTTGCTGGTTCGCTGGTTCACCTGATCGTCCGGGACAGTCGTGTAGCTGTTATGCTCAGGGAACTCGTCGGGATTCGGCATCTCAATACCCATGATGGGTCCTTTCGGGATCAAATGAAAGAGGACGACAAGAAGTCGACTGAAACTGCTCCGGCAAAGGTGTCTCCTGCATCATCAATGCGCTGAAGCGCACAATGCAACACCGGAGGAATTGCGAAAGCCTGAGGTGTCGTGACATAGCTGCCGGAAGTAATCGTATATACTCCATTACCTTGTGTAGCTGGAACCGCCACATTAGCATCATAAACTGTGGACATGACGCCATTGTCCATGTCTGTAGTTCCCGACAAGAAGTTCAGGATTTGGACACTGATTCGCCAGTGAACGTTGCCCGAGCCCGCGGCTTCCTTGTTCCAACAGAAGCTGGTACGCATGTTGTCCCAGCCAGCTGGTGCGCCCTCCACCCACTTCATCGTCTTGGTGCCAGGCTTTGCGAAAGTGATCCTGGGAACACCGTTGGTAAGACCACCAGAAGCTCCACCAGAGAGCGTCCCGTTGTGATCGACTAGACCAACTGGCGAACGGAAGATGACTGGATGGAAGTCGTGGAAGACGCCATCAATAGTGAAATGTTTTACGCCACTCTCAATAGTCTCGGTGATGGTTGTTCCACCGAGCTTGAATCCAGGAGTACCGGGAAGAATAAGCTGGCCGGTCATTGTATCCCCGGCCTTAGCTACCTTGCCAGAGTTCAACGTGGCGATGCTAGCCGCGTGAGAAACGTCAGCATCTTCAAGGTCATCAACTCTAGGTTCCAGAGTCGTGGCACCAGCACCCGCGGGACCTTGAGGCCCGGCATTAACGACGGAAACAGTACCGCCCATTTCATTTACCTCGATCACTTGGGTACGAGCAAGAACGACAACATCAGTCATGTCGTCACCGTTCCTCGGAAGCTTACCTCCACGGGACGATCGAAAACTGGAAGAGGTTCTCCTCCTGAAAGTCTCTTGATGTCCATAAAACCACTGTCGACTGTGATCGCAGCAGTTATGACATCATCGAGAGTCAACAGTAGCACGCCGTCAGTACCATCAGTTTCGAAAGTCACGACCCATGTGGCGATCAATGTAGAGGTGTGATCCTCTTCGGCTCTGATCTGACTTGTGAGCGTATCGCCTGAAACGTCGATGCCAAGATTTATCGTGAGTCTATTCGTCCGATTTTTATGGACGATGACTTTGTTACTCACCAATCGCCCCTTTCGGTATCGAAACTAGTCGACATACGAAACTCTTGACGTTCATCACCAACGCAGAAAGCCACCCGGTCGAAGGCGACCATGACCGGAGAAACGCCATTCCAAGTTCCGACTGGACCAACGGTAACGTGTGGGTTGAATGGAAAATCGCTCGCATTCCAACTTTCAAGAATAGACCGCATCTTGAAAAGATCCAAGTTCGGATGGAAGCGAAGAACATCTACCTTTGGGTTATCGGCCGTACCGTCGCCGAATACATCCTTGGTTAGAGTTCGAAGCGTAACTGGTCTACTCAACAGTGCCAGTGAGAGTGCTGCTTTGGCCAGTTCGTCTTTGGCCGAAACTTGCATCTCGCTTGCACTGCCCGCCCAAACCAAAGTTAGGTGCGGAAATTCAATCTGGGCCCAATCCGAGACAATCGGAAGAAGAGCCACCATAACCCCATCGCCAAAGTCTTGCATGAAGCTCTCCTTCTAGATGAACGAAAATCAGGGAGCGATGACGTTGGCGGTGCGCAGCTTGGCGAGAAGGCTGTTCAAGACAGTACGCGTGGCGAGAGCATCGACACGAAGAGCGTCGTACTCGGCCTTGGTAGGAGCAGCGCCAGCTGCGACCACTGAAGTGACAGCACCGACATCGGTCTGAGCGGCGGCTCGAGAAGGAACGACATGAACAGTGCCATCCGACTTGAACAGAGCAAGCTGAGTGACCGCAACGCCCTGCCGAAGCGCGGCTTGAGGAACCACGATCGCTTGTTCGATGGATTGACCCATTGGATTCTCCTTGGTTGATCGACCCCCGATTCGAAACTTCCCCGGGAAAATTCCGCCGGAGATATTTTTGGG